TGTTGTACCGGCTACTTTAGTCCATAAACTTGTTGCGGTCTTGTATTGTAAAATATCATTGTTATCTGGACTTTGTGCAGCTACGTTATGAAGCTCATCCATTTCATATCCGTTCTGTATCTTAACCTCAACAACTCCTTGTGTCGGGTGCGCTCTTACTACAATACCAACATACACTAAGTGATTAGGTGCGTAAGGTTTTGTACTTGTATAAGTACCTGCCGTTGTAGGACTTAAATAAAGTTGAGTGCCTTCTGTGTAGGCTTGAGTATCTAAATCGCTTATGCGACCTGCAACCACTACATAGCCATTGTTATTATTTGTAATATCGTTTCTTACTATTCCGTAAGTTTGTGCGCTTGTGCTATCGCCTGTTGCTAATGCCTTAGTAACTGTTGGTAAGTTACCTTGACCGCCATTGATATAAACAACTGTACCCTTTGTTAAAGTCGCACCCGTCTTGTTATAAACTTCAGTAATTAAGTTTTGTGCTTCATTAATTACTCCCGGAAACGTAACTAAGTTACCTGCTCCGTTAATGTACTGAGTACTATTACCGCCAAAAGCAAAAGCTAAAGTTCCGCTTGTGCTAATTGGAGAACCGCTTATTGTAATGCTATCACCCGTAATAGACGCAGCTACGCTTGTTACAGTACCTACTGCACCGCTTGAACGCTGATAAATACTGCCACTATAAACCACATAATCACCAACTGCAAACGTAATAGGTCCAGCACCAAAGTTTACTGTACCTGCTGCGTTACATAAATAAACATCGCCCGTATCGCCCGTACCATTCGCAAGTGTCGGTGTGTTAGTTGCTGCACTCCAAGTTCCCTTGTATTCCATAATAGAATTAGGTAACTGACCAATAGGCACTTTCCCATTAACATCAAGTGAAGCGTAGCCATTACTTACACCCTTTTCGCTTCTAAGCTGATAAGTGTCTAATAAAGATTGCGAAGGGAATACTTCAACATAAGCACTACCGCTCCACAAGTAAAGTTTCTTTGTGTCTTTAGCGCAATAGATAATATCTATTACACCCGTTGCAGGGAAGTCGCCAAGTGTTGTATAAAACGAAACTGCACCGCCAAATATCGCACCTAATTGTTCAAGCGTAATCTTCTTACTAACTCCACTAATCGGGTCGCCAATAATAGTTAAATCGGTTGTAGTAGGTGCTAACTCGGTAGCTAATTGGTTAATCTTTTTTCCTATCATCTTAGTATGTATAAATAGAAGGCACTTGGCATCTATCGTTTAAGTAAGGTAATTCCATTGTGATGTCTATCTTAACTCCTGCAAGATAGTCGGGGTCGCTTTCGGTAAAAAACGTAATAGCTGCGTTGTCGCCAATATCCCAAATTGCTTTAGGGTAACGTAACTGCGCTACTATATCTTGACCTACTAAAGTCATATCGGATAAAACCTCGGTTTCGTTGGTCTCTTCCATAAGCATTCTGTCCATAAAGTACAAACTAAATTGATACTCTATTTGCTTTGCTTGAATGTTAGCACCCGTTAAAGTGTAGAACATAGCAGGGTAAGTAACCTCGCCATTAGACAAACGTTCCCACACATCACCGAAGTAAACAAAGTTAATTTGTTCGTGGTCGTTTCCGAGTGTCGTTATTTGTTTGACGATTTGATTAAGAGTGTATGTTTCTGGCATTATGCGTAAATTAATTTAGTGTTGTTTCTTAAAATGCCTAATAATTTTTGACTTAACAAGCTTCTTGTTATGCCATTTTGTTCAGCAGCATCTTTAATGCAGTCATAAAATATACCATATTCAGTATGCAAAACAAGTTTAGCTTTTGGGTGCTTACCTCTAATATATATACCTTGCCTTGCTTTTTTAAACTTTTCTCTTGTTTCTGGTGTGTATTTTCTATTTTTAGCTATTTCAGAAAACTTTGCTCTCAATTCTTTAGAATAAGCAAAAGGCTTTTCTCCATTTTTAGGCAATATTAAATTTAAGCCACCAAAATCAGATAAGCTATTGTAAAGTTCTCCATAATACCTTTCTCTTTCTAATCGAATATCTGGTTCACATAATTCTACTATCTCGAAAATATGATTATCAAAACCATATTTTAAAAATGACCTATGTAATAAAGTTTGTTTTGGCGCATTTTTAGTTTTGTAATAGCTATATCTTGTAGCTAAATCAACAGATGAACCAATGTAAACCCTACCAGTAGGAGATGTAAATTTATATATTCCGCTTTTTTTCCGCATTTTTTACATTTGCCTTTTTAACAATAACGTCAGGCTCATTCTTAATTTTTTCTAAATAAACACGAAGTTTATTTTGGTTTTTAATTGTTGTTACTTTACTCATAATTAGCAATCACTACAACCTCTGTTACCTTGATAAAGTTCCTCGAAGCTTTTACCTGCGCAGCAATCAAAATCGCCTAACCAAATGCTCGTTGTGTAAGCATCGTTCTCAGGGTGTATTGCATCAATGCCACTTCCAGGATTCAAGTACTCAGGGTAAGATGTAGAATATTCTTTTAGGTATTTAATCATTCTTTGCTTGTAGAACTCAGCTCTTGTCTTGTATCTATTAGCTACGTCTATCATATCTTGCATAGAAGGGTTTTCGGTATTCTCGCCACCCTTTCTTAAAAGACCTTTGTTGTAGAACTGATAAGATAAACCCATCGGCAACTCACTAAGTACATAGTGAACCAAAGTGTCTGCTATGTAATTGTCTAACAAGATAACTTCGTTAGCGTTTAAATTGTTAGCCGTTATCCCTGCTTGTAGCCTGTTATAAAGTGCACTTCCTAAAGCTGGTAAGATAAAAATATCCTGTGCGGTCTTGATTTCAGGAAGCACAAGTTTCTCGTCTACGTTAGCGTGTAAGCCAGAGCGGTCTTTAATATTTTGAACCGATATGAATAATGTGTTTAAGCTCATTTCTATTTTCTTTTAACTATGTTTGAACGCCACTCGTGTCTGCAACTTGGAGAATGTGTATTAGTTCCTGGATTAGTATACCAACCGCCTCGTCTATCCCATACGCTATATCCAAGCCTTGCACTCATTTGCTCTATATCGCTACGAGTATAAAACTTATTAGCAGTTACTAAGTATTTACAAAAAGGTCTGCTTGTATCTAAATCGCCATCATTAAAACCTGCTTTCCATTCGTATGTGTAACGAATTAAAATCTGCGTAGTTTGAGGCTTTATAGCTTCTACAATTTCTCCAATAGGTGCAGTTAATTGTCTTTCAATAATTACGTTACTATCAATTCCTTTGCCTTGTTTTACTTCGCTTGTCTTAATAAAACCCTTTTCAACTAAAATATCAATAACACGCTTTACTGCTCCGATGTCTTCTTTTAAAGTGTCAGCAATTACTTCAGGAGTAATACGCTTATCCTTTACAATCAAGTCCAAGATGTTAGATTGTAATTGTGTTACGTCTGCAAACATTTCAAAGTCCGCATCGTCACTAAATCTTGTCTTGCTTTTAAGAACTTCGTAATTGTTTCTATCTTCTCCGAACTCAAAGAAAACTTGAAAATCAGCTTCGCTAAATTCTAAATCTTCAGCACCTAACCAAGTAGCTACTTCTTCGTCGCTTAAAGCATAACCACCCTTAAGCATTGAACTTGCTTGTTCTCTTGTAATCTTACCCTTATTAAAATCACGGATTATACGCTGCATATTCTGCCACTCTCTACCTTTCAATCCCTTGATGTGCTCGTTTACACTTAAAGGACTTGCTGCCATTGGCTGCTCAGTTTCAGCAGGTATGCCGTACTGCGTAGGGTCAATACCAAGCTTCTCTAATATCCATTCTTTAGGTGCTACTTCTTTAATAACGCTTTCGCTAAACTCAATACCAATCGGGTCGGTAGGTTGTAGCTTTAAATCTTCTGTTACACCTGCATAACCGCCAAGCATATTAAATACACCTTCAAGTTGCATTTGCTTGTAACGTACATAAGTATTATTAAAAATTTCGTAGCTATCTCTTAATTGTTGTCTGTTACCTAATTGACCAGGAACGGCAATACCAAAAAGGTCAGGGCTTGTAATTTGATGTCCGCTAAAAATATTAGTTTGAATCAATTCGTCTACTCTACCAAAATCTTCTTTAGTTAAATCACTCGCACCTAAATCGTCTACAATAGGCTTACGAGTTGCATCGTTCACAAAAGCAAGTAAATACTTTTTTCCGTCTGCACCTGTGTACATATTGTCGAACTGTCTACTAACCGCTCTTTTCTCGTCAGGACTTGGTTCTCCGTTTGGTAAAGTAATAAGTTTACTGGCAGAAAACCCTGTCTGAGCATTACCTAAAACGTGCTTACTTACTTCAACATCACTTTCAATATAGTTAAGCGCACCGAAATAACCAGGAAGGCTATAAACATTCATTCCAGGTCTGTACTCTTTTACATAAAGTATCTGTACACCGATAGGGTTCTTAGGGTTAAACGCTGCGTAAACTTCAGCCTTTTCTTGATTGCGTGTAGCCTTCCAATCTTCTTTATACCAGAACTGCGTATTGTCTTTATTAGTTCTAATCTTAGTATAATCACAATGCCATAATTCAGCAATTTGCTCACCCATTACGGACCAAATAACTTGGATATAAGCACCGCCAAATAGTTCTAAATCTAAAGCAACCTTCTTTGTTAGGTCGTTAAGCGTTTCGTCTCTATTAACTTGCTTAACAATAGGCTGCTCACCTGCCCAACCATTACCTACAATGTAGTTCACTTTGCCTCTTACGATAGCATTGTGCTTGGCTGACTTGTTAAAAAGGTCTAATAGGTATTGCGGATAGTCATTATTTTGACCATACTGCATATAACCTTCGCCTTTCTTTTCTTTATATTCCGGTTGCTTTGCTTCCGCAAATGTCAATACTTGTATTTCCATTATTGTCTAATTGTGAATGTGCTTGTTGTTTCGTATTCTGTAAATGATATACCTGTACCTGAAAGCTCCATAATGCCCGTTTCGAGCAGGTTTAAGCCCGTCGGATTGGTATTTGAAGGACTTGCTTGTTCGTAAACTGAGTAAGTATATTGCCCGTTTAAACTCGTATTAAAGTAGCTATTAACTACAATACTAAATTCATTGTACCTTTCCTTATATTCGCTTATGTCCGTATTGTTTAGCTTAACAAACTTAACATCGGTATTTGTACTTCTATTCTCGAACACAAATAAATAGTTAGGATTGGTAAGCGTTTGCTTTTCTGTTAGCGTCAAAATGATATTTTGGGTTTGCCCTTTCGTTAATTGTATCATCAACTATAAATATACTAAGAGCCAAAACTTTGCAAAATAAAAAACCCCCGCCAAATTAATGACGAGGGCATCTATATACAAAACCAAAACAACCTAAGAACCTGCGGTAGTTAATTGACCTGCCACAGTAGAGTTTACCTCTGGAGCAAGGGCAGCTTCCGCACCTGTGAAGGTTAAAGTGTAACCACTTCTATCACCTTCAGCCGTACCCGTACCTGCGCTACCGCCTGTAAGGTCTAAGCCTCTTGTTTTACCTAAGTACCAGTATTTGCCATTGTTATCTTTGGCAACTGCTACTAAAGTGTTTTGAGCTAACAACAAGATTTCGTTTCTTGTATTAGCTTGTAATTTGTTTAAAACGATAGTTAATTCTGGAGCATAGAAGATAGTTCCGTTTTGTACGTTTGCGTTCACGTTCTCAACTAATTGAGAAGTGCCTTTTACAAGTTCGTACTTATAGAACTTCTTACCTGAAGCCTTAACAAGAGCGGTAATAACACCACTTGCTTCGGTTGTAGAGGTAACGTCTGCTGCTGCTGCAAAATAAACTTCGGTTATACCGCCTAAACTGTCTTTACAGTCAAGAGTATAATTTTGAGTTAAAGCACAAGCCATTTGTTAAATATTGTTAGTTTGAAAAAATGGGTGAGTATATTTCAACTCACCCTATAAATTATGCAAGGATAAACTTCACTACTTCGTCAGGGAAGGCGATGTTTACACCCATCTTAAACTCACATACATAGCGCACCGCATCTGCCTCTTTTGCGAAGAAAATTTCGAAGCGTTCTTCACCATTTAGTAAATCTGTACCTAAGAACATATTAGATAAACGCATAGCGTAAACCTTGTTTGTTCCGTTAAGACCTGCAACTGCTACAACTTTGATTGTAGTACCAGGTAATACAAATTCGCTATCAGCTTTTACATCAATAGAATAATTAAAGCTACCGCTATTTTTTAGAGCAACAGTATAAGTTCTGAATAAATCTTGACCGCAGAAGATAGTCATATCGTCAGCAGCTACAACTTTAGCAGGAATAGCTTGGTAAACACCATCAAAAATGCTGATTACGTTAGCAGCAGTGATAGAGCTTAAAGGCGCACCACTAATGTAAGTAGAAGCGTTTGCAGCAACAACACCAGAAGCAGCACCGATTAACTTAACAAGACCATCGAACTTGTTTAAGTTTACGTTTACACTTGAAGTGTCACCCTGCCATAATGAAGTTTCTAATTGAGCAGCAATAGTTTTAGCTTTCTTTTCGCTATACTCTTGCTCAAAAGGAATAGAGTCATAATAAGAACCGGTAGGTAAAGCTTTTTGTAAATACTTTGCTTCTAAATCTTTAGGGCAAAGAGCTTCGTTAATTTTAATTTTACCCGGAGTTACAGTACGTTGAGTAAAGGTAGTAGAACCAGAAGCATTAAAGCCACAAGAAGCACCATCTTGGAAGATAGCGTCAGTTTCCATAATGTTGATTTTTTCGCTTGACTTTACGCCAACCATTACGTTACCTGCACTCTTAATAAGAGCAGCAGTTTTTGCACCCAATACAGATGAAGTTACAAGTAGAGCTTCGTTTTCTTTTGTATAGTTTGCTAATGCAGATACATCAAATCCCATTTTATTTTATTTTTATTTGTTTAATAAAGCGTTTCTAAATTTCTCGATTCTATCGTACTTCATTGCGTGAGTTGTAACGTTAGAACTAAAGTTGTTTTTTGGTTGCGCAATAGGTTCAGCGTTAGGAGTTTTAGTAAGTGCTTCTATAAGTTCAGCTACTTGACTAAAGCCATTCTTAACTTTTGCCTCTAATTGTGCTACTTGTGTTTTAAGATTTTCGTTTTCAGAAACTAAAGCAGCAATTTCGTCTGCCATCTTTTCGTCAATCTTGTTACCCATTTCAGCAGGAGTTTCGTCAGCGATTTCCGCTTCTGCTTCTGGAGTTTCAATAGATACGATTTTAGAAGTTTCGTCTAACTCAATTTGAGTTCCGTCTGCTAATTGGTGTTCGCCCATTGGAGCAGGAGTTCCGTCTGCCAATGTAACTTCGCCACCGATAGCAAGTTCGCTAATCATAACCTTTGTACCATCCATAAGGCTATACTCTGCGAATGTAACAGGTACTTCTTCGATTGGTGCTTCCATAGGAGCAGGTGCTTCTACTTGTGGCATATCTTCGAACAAAGCCCTAATTTGCATAATTGCATCTTTTGCGTTCATCATTCTTTTTGTTTAAATATTAATAAAAGATTTTGTTTATCATTTAACCCTCTGCAATATTTCCTTTATTGCATTCATAAGTTCTTGTTCTTTGGTAGGTTTTGTCTTGTAAGTAAACAACCCCTCTACACTAAAGCCTTTAAATTTACCCTCTTTTACATCGTTCCACACACCTTCATTATCTACTTTAAAGCTACCAAACCACGAGCCGTCGGGTGCATCTTCAAAGCCTTTCATTGGTAAGATGCCTCTGCTCTCGTCTGTAATAAAGCTCTCAAACATTGTTACCCCGTCTACTTGTGCGTTAGGTGAATGCATCAAGTTTACATTTGATTGGTAGCCTCTTTTGAAAAACTTTTGCGCAATCTTAAATATGGTATCTTTAGAAAATACGACATAGTAATCGCCATAAGTGCTATCGCTACGAAAAATTGGCACATCAGCCAACATAAGAGGACCAGAGATAATACGCTTATCTTCGCTAACCACTTCAAAGCGTTGTTGATTTTTAAAGGCATTCCAATTCTTTTGAATAGCAGGTTTGTCTACGAGTGCCACATAATCCACTTCGGCATCGTCGTTCATATCCTCGCTAATGTCTAATAAGTAAACAGGTAAATCCATAATTCTAAATATTAAGTTTTTTAAATTGTTATCATTTAACCAAATCTTGCCCTTTGCTGAATAGCTGCAATTCTTTGTTGGCTACTTGTAACATCGCTTTCAATTACATAAGCCCTTGTTGCTTGGTTTCCTAAAGCGTTAATAGTTTCACTGTTAAGGCTTGTAGTTTGTGCTTGTGGTTGAGCAGGTGCAATAGGTGCTTGTTGTTGAATACTTGGAGCAGTTACGCTACCACCTGCGCCACCGCCTTTTACTTGTGACAATATGCTTTTAGCTTTACCTGCTGCTGCTAATACGGCTGCAATTTGTGTAGCATAAAATATTGGGAATGCAAATGCTGCTGCTGGTCCTGTTGCCTTTGCTGATTGTTGCGCAATACTTAAACCTTGTGCAAAACCTACACCTGTGTTAATAGCAATTTGAGCAAGACCTGCAACCTTACTTGCTGCCGTTCCTTGTTCGAATAGACCATTAAGTTCTCCAATAGCCATAGCTACTGATGCTGCAAAAGCTAATCTTGAAGTTAATTCAGCTTGTCTTGCTGCATCATTATCAGCTTTTAACTTAGCATTTGTTTCTTGGTTATTCTTTATTAATTCTAAGGTAAAGTTTTTTGTTTTACCTAATAATTCTATTTGTGCATTAAACTTTTTATTTTCTTCTTCTTGTTTCTTAATCCTATCTTCTTCGTCTAAAGCATTTAATTCTTTTTGTGATAAAATTTTAGCATTATTAGCTATGTTTCTTCTTTTATCATATTCTGCTAATAGTTCTTCTGTTAGCTTTTTTTCGTCATCTAATATTTTTTGTAATCTTGCTGCTTCTAATTCTGCTGCTTCGTCATTTGCTGCTTTTGCTGCTGCCCTTCTTGCTTCTGCTTGTTTAGTTTGAAATTCTAATTGAGCTACTTGTGCTTCTGTATTTATTTTTTCAACTTCTCCTGCTGCTGCTGCTGCTCCTTCTGCATCTGCATTTTTAGTTTCTTTCCAATATCTTACTTGTGATTCTGCTTTTAATTTTCTATATCTTTGCTCAATATCAAATAACTCTTGTTCACTTGCACCCCTTAATTTAGCTTTAGCAATATCTATTTTTTCTTGATTAGCTAAAAAATCTTGTTCGCCTTTTAATGCAGCTTTAGCTCCCTTAGAAATAGTTTCATTAAGTTCTTTTTGTTTTTCTGCTGCTTTTTCTGCTGCACTACTATATTCTTGGAATGCTGCTACTATTTCTCCAATCGCTACAACTAATAAACCAAGACCTGTTGCAGCAATAGCACCTTTAAGAACTTTAAAAGAAGTAGAAGTTGCCTCAACACTTACTCCAAATAATTTCATTGTAAAAGCAGCAGCTTTATTAGCCATTTCATTGGCTTTTAAAAATACTGTGCTATTTTTAATAACTGCTCCTAATTGTTTAAAACTATCTATGCTTTCACCTATTGCTTGTAAGCCCTGAGATAAAGCCATAGCAGATTGTACTTTTAATAAAGCTTGTTCTACTTCTTTTGACTCTACACCAAATAAACCAATAGCACCTTGTACTGCTGCAAAACCACCTGCAACACCACTAAGCGAAGCGGTTAGGGCTTTAAATTTAGCATCTGGGTTAAAGGCATCTACTAAACTTGAAGCATCCCCTATTTCGTCTTTAAGTTCAGAAGCTCTTTTAGCTGCTTGTATAGCTTGTTCCGATGTAGCACCAAACTTATCAGATAGTTTTTGTACTTCTTGCGTAGCTTCTTTTAACTG